TGACCACCTTGGTCTATTCGTGCACCCCGACGCTGACTTCAGCATGTCGGATGGTGGCTTCCAGAAGCCGATCAATCAGGACGCTCTGATCGCTCAAATCTTCTTCCAAGGCAACTTGTTCACGAACAACCGCCGCAAGCTTGGCAAGCTCGCTGGCATTTCCTAAGCGAGGATTGAGATGGCAGACGGAGATTTCACGATTACGACAGGCTCAGTTCGCAGTGCTGGCAACGTCTTCCGCGCTTCTGGCACGGTAGAGGCTGGTTCTGACGCGGCTACAGCCGCTATCTTCCCTAATGGATACATCGTGTCCTTTAGCATTGATAGTAATGTTGATGGTTTGGCTACTGCCATTCCACGAGTTCACATCAATTCAAGCAACTTCACTGGTACTGCGGCCAATGGTAGTGTCCACATCGACACCGAATTAGGATCGACTGAGACATTCAATTGGACCGCAGACTTCGTGATGTAATAGGAGAAAATAAGAGATGCAGAACACACAGGTCCACAGAACTGAACAGGAAAAAGTGTTCATCACCGTGGAAAACAATGAAGGCGACGAACTATTGATCGGTGAGATCGTAGAGTTTAGTGCGACTACGACTGATGCAGATCAGGGTCGGCTCGTCGAACTCGTAGATCAAGCCCCCGCTCTTACGACTGGTCTTGCGGCGAAGCTTGCTGGCGTTGTCGTAGATACGATCCCGACAGGTGCAGTGGGTCGCATTCAGGTCTATGGTCCGTGCGAAGTTCGCGCCGCCACGACTCAGAGTGCGAGCGCATGTCTCGTCGCTGGAACGACCACGGCACAGGGTTCTGCTGAAGCGGCTTCAGCCTCAACCGCAGTGGGTGCTGCTTACTCGCATGCTGTTGTTGGCTGGGCGATGGAAGCAAGCCCCAACGCTACGACTGTTCGCGCATTCATTAGCACGCTTTAAATAAGTAAAGTAGGTGGGCGAGCGTGGTCATCGCGCCATGACCCCACCTACCACTTAAATACTAATCGGGAGAGATTTAGTAATGGATTTAAAAGATGTGAAGGTGTTGATCGGGACACCGAACTACATGAATATGTTTTGGAGTGAGGTTCACACCAACCATATTGAATGCGCGGTTGAGTGGAACAGTGCGGGCATAGACTTCAATTGGATGATCATAGGGCGAACCTTCGTCCACTTCGCGAGGTCGCAAGCCTGTGAAGTCGCGGTTGAAGGTGGATACACTCACATATTTTGGGTTGACGATGATGCCATTATTGACCCATCCATGCTTCGTAGGTTCATAGAGCACGATAAGGATATCGTAATCGCGCCCTACCCGATGCGGAAAGCACCACACCAGATCGGAGTATTATCCTCTGAGACGGGTGACTTTCACGACTATAAGAGCTACAGGAATTGGACAACGAAAGACCTCAATCGTGGACTCGTTGAATGTGATGGCGGCGGCACACATGCCATGCTCGTAAAGGTATCCGCACTAACTGATATCTTCGGCAAGCCAGCGCAAGACTCAAACCTACTAACCGATCACGAGTCTATGGAAACTGAGGCAGGTAAATCTTGCCCGTATTTCGTGATGCCTAAGCAGGGAACAGAAGATATGTATTTCTGCTATCGGATGAAATGTAAGGGGGCTAAGGTATGGTGCGACACGGACGTATTCGCGCCTCACGTTGGCTTTGCTCCGATCATAGGCAGACAGCACACTGAAACATTCGAGGGAAGAGATGCCAAGAATCTGGAAATGCAATCGTTGCGGGAAGGGCCTACACTCCGACCTGAATCTCCTGAAAATGTGTCCGAGTTGCGGAGGAATGAGGTGGACTCCCGCAAATCCACCGCACTTATTTGAGACGATCAAGCTTAGAATTGAGACGGGCCACTGGTTCGTCAATACAGAGTCATTATCTGGGAAGACCTTAATATTAATCGGGAGATTATCTGATTGGCTCAAACGATTTTAAATCACGGTGAGCATCAAACGCACCGAGTATTAGCGGATAGGACGAAGGCTGACGGTAGCGGCGATACGAGGAAGTGGGCAGTTGACGTTATGTGGCCGCAACACATACAAGGACATGCCGACATATGCGGATTAGATGAGGGGTCAATCGCGTTTCTTCGTGGACTCGTAGTCGCGATACAGCCCGATATGGTATTTGAGACAGGGACCCATAAAGGGAGAAGTACGAGCGCGATCATTGATGCGATGGATGAGAATCATAGGGGCCGCATCTGGACCGTGGACATGGATGACTATGATCTCGCCTTCTTAGATGGGGACCACGAGGAAGAGAGCCTTCGTGCTGAGATCGAATTTGTGAGGACTCATGCCGCAGACAACTGCGTGATCCTCTTCGAGAATAGTAGAGATGCGATGTGGCCCGACGTAAGGCGCGTCATAGACGAGATTTTTGAGAATAGGTTAGTCAGTCTCCCTACTTGCACGGGATTAGACATGGTTCAAATTAAGCGAGCGGCTTAAAAACTGTTCGCTGTGGAGGGTGGGGTTTTTCCTCCCGATTACCTCACTCTCCACGAACTTAAAATGATTGTCTTCGCCAATCAAAAAGGAAATAAAATGGCAACAGGCTTCGGAGAAATAAGCACAGCGAGTGTCCTAACCGCTGATGGAGTAGTAGGCACATCAGGCGCGGATACAATCGTATGGGCTATAATCGTTAAAGGTGGTTCCGCGACAACGCTCGCAGATGTAACAGATGGGACCGATGGATCGGGAACGGCACGCTTAGACATCATCGCGCCGATCAATGATACTGCTACCGCGACCTTCCCCAATGGCTTATATTTTGCGGGTGGCGTGCACTTAGATATTACGACTACAGGTGGATCAGTTACGTTTGTTTATAACCAATAAACCTTCTCGTAACCAGTTACGAGATTCCTAATCGGGAGAATAGATTGACAGAATTACAGATTGATATACCCAAGAAAGTTGATGAGTCTGATCTTGGCGAGATTCCGCTGACGAATGAACAGCGCGAGCGCATCATCTTTAGAAAGTATGAGAGCACGAACAAGATGGTGACGGATACGATCCACGAAGGTGACTGGCATATCCAAGTAACGGCTGATGCGCGGTTGGGCTTAGGCGAAGAGGATGGCGTTATCATCGACTTCATTGGTCGCCCGATCTCCTTAGTCGCGATGACGAATCGCGGTGAGATTCTAAATGAGGATGAGGCTGAACTACGCGAAGAGGCGAGCGGCGGCAACCTTCCGAGGTATCGTCAATTCGGGTTCCGCATCCACAAGCTCACGAAGACGGACGGCCCCGAGGGACGTAGGATGTTAAGCTTGTCGCAAGACCAGAAGCGCAAGGAAGGTGAGAACAATCTTGTTGACAGCATCGCGTCTGCATTCGCGCAAGCCACCTCAAGCCTCAACAATCAAGGTCAGATGGACCCCCACATCACTGATATCGTAGATACGGTCAAGGCGAACAACAGGACTACTAACAAGAAGAAGAAGTAGACATATATGGGCACATTCAGAGAGATCATTGACGAGATACTCGACCTATCCAGTAACGATGCGGGTGGCGAGTTTGAGGATATGGTCAAGTCTGCGGTCAACAATACGTATCGCCAGATTCTACAGCGCACGAACCAAGAGACGAAGCGTAGGGAGTTCTCGCTCGTAACAGAGAGTGGGACCTCGCAGTATGGCATGCCGCTCTACGTCAAGAAAGTGCTCAATATAGACGATGCCGTTAATCAGCGCAGTATATATGACATTAGCGCGAGGACATTCGACACACAGTATGCGGGTAATACGGACACAGGTGATCCGTATCGTGCATACATCTTGGGCAAGTTTGGCGTAGAGAAGCAACCCTCTTCCGCGAGCGTAGTGACGGTGGTGTCCGATAGCACATCCGATACTACTACTTCTTTTGTTACGATCACGGGATTCGTATCAGGTCAACTACAACAGGAGACACTCACGCTCAACGGGACTTCATCCGTCGCGGGATCAAAAAGCTTTACGAGTATTGAGCGGATCGTGAAGCACGCGAACTCTGGCATAACGATTGCGGGGACAATCACAGCTACATCCAACTCGGGTGCTATAACGCTATGTGTTATACCTCCACAGTATAAGAGTCCTACACATCTATGGTTTGAGTTCCATCCTATCCCGACCTCTGCGCTCACGTATACAGTTCGTGCGGATATGCGCAAGCCTGACTTGATCGCGGATAGTGATTGGCCTGACATAGACGAGGACTTCCACAGTATGATCGTATGGGGTGCGGGTGCACAGGTGTTACCCAATGCGGGTAAGGGACCACAGGCTGACCGTATGGCGGCTGACTACCAACGCTCTATGGGCAATATCTCAGGATCGGAGGATGACACGCCGAATCGCATACGAACCTTCTCTAATGTGCATATCGTAGAGAGCTACCCTCGCAGACCACTCATACAGGGCATTGATTATTAATGGCAACAGAAGCCGTAACGCCCGGGGTTATCACCTCTCCCGTCTTTCGCGTGCGCGGCCAGCGATCTCAGTGGACTTACCCGCATGAGAGAGCGACTCCTGAGCACTGCAAGACACTAAAGAACGTAAACATATCTGAGGCTCAGGTCGCGGAAGTAAGGTCTGGAACCTCTAAGTTTCATTCAGACTCTACGAGCGAGGAGTGCGTTGGGCTGTCTCAGGAAGAGTATAGCACGGGGACCTTCATCGTTGAGTGCACACC